ATGATAAATTAGAGTTCTTAAGCTCTAATAATTACTGTGCCAGAGTTGTATACTCTGTCACAGAGGTTGATGATATAGTCAGGTCTTTATTGAAAGATAAAGAGAGTTAGAGTAAAGCGACTAACTCGTAACATAAACGTTTCACAGTAACATCGCACACATGGTATTTAACTTACCTTGCGAACCTAAAGACGTAAAGGAGTTATATCCTGCGCTAAGACAGGCAGCAAAAGCCATTAGCTTCGGCATTTTGTACGGGTCAGGCCCAGCAAAGGTAGCAGAAGCGGTTAACCTAGCATTCCTAGAGAATGACCAACCTGCGACTTGTACTGTAGAAGACGCTAAAGGATATATCCAAGACTACTTCCGCAGATTCAAGCAGCTTAAACGTTGGATTGATGAATGTCATAACCAAATCAAAGAGCATGGTTTCATCTACAACCACTTTGGTAGAAAGCGTAGACTACGTAACATTAACTCTAAGGATAGAGGTATTGCTTCTGGTGAAGTTCGTTCAGGATTTAACGCAATCATCCAGTCTATCTCTAGTGATTCATTGTTACTAGGTGCAATTGATGCTGATAAGGAAATCATAGAAAAAGGATTCCCTGCTGAAATCTTCGCTCTAGTACATGACTCCATCGTGTCAATTGTTAGAGAAGACAAAGTAGAAGAGTACATCGAGCTAGTAACTAGAAATGTGCAAAAAGACCGTGGATGTTCAATCCCTGACTGTCCTGTTGGTCTAGAGGCGGACTCAGAGCCAGGTGGTTCTAGAGACTATTCTTGTGGTAAATTAGAAGCTAAGTATCCAGACTTAGCTAAGGTAGCATAATGAGAAAATTACTTAAAGTTTTTGGAGCTGAGGGAAGCTCTGATGATAGTAGCTTTGTAACCTATCTATACAAGCTGGTTCTACATAGAACCGGCCCTACTTCCCCACAGTCTGAGATCCCTATATACTTGGACAACAACAAAGTAGGTACTGTATTACTACCTAATGTGACAGACGGTACTTTATATCTAGCTTGTGACTTGACTATATCAGAAGAGTTGCTAAAGTTCTTAGTACCTTCATTAACATTAGCTAATTCTGGTTACGTTCATGTGGAGCTAAGAGTAAGAGAGGTGTTTGATGTTTCTGGAGTGCCAATTCCCGATCTACGAAATTAGGAAGTACGTAGATAAATTCGAGGAAGGTAACTACATTGTTATTCAAACTAACAGAACTAGATGGGTGCTTGACTATAAGTACAAAACCGACGACGATTATGCTATACGCAGAATGAAGTTAAAAACCGACCCACTTTGTCCGTATAAAGTGTATCCACTATATAAGATGCACAGGACAATAGGTCAGGTTATTCGTTCTAAACATAGGGAGTTTATAGATAGCACAGGTCGTATGATTTTATATAAGCCTGCTAAGTTCTATAATATTAAAATAGCCAAGATAAGAGCATCTTGGCTAACTCAAACAGGGCATCGAGCGTATAAGGTTTTAGAAACTAATAGAACATTTGTATCTATTGACGGTCAGTACACCCATATAGCCTATGTTGAAGTAGGTAGGCGTACCTTTTTAATTGATTTAATAACTTCCGAGGAGCTTCCAGAGTTCAAAACAGTTAGAACAAAAATATGAGAAAAAAGGCAGTAATATCTAACAAGATATACTTAAACTGTTCTAAGGGCTCAGACTTGGAGCATAAGCTAGAGTCTGAGCTAACTTATGAAATAAACCAACAACCTATCTCAGAGTTCCCTTTGGTTATTAGACACCTTACTAGGATATCTGATATGGTTGTTACATTCCCCGCAGGTAGAGTAGACCTAATACCAGATGATTACGAAATTGTAGACAAACGTAGTTATGAAGAAGCTGACATACCAGAACCTAGTTTTACGCTAAGAGAGAATCAAGCAGAAGCTAATGATTATTTCAGCGATGGTATGTCTGGTATTATCAACTGTAAACCGGGTTAGTGTAACCTTAGCTCGGTATAAACTCTTCTAATTGCTGGAACGTCCTTAGAGCTTTTTAACTACAGCGTAACTGGAAACGGTAAGCGCGAATGTTTGAAAATAAAAAGATTGGATAATCAGCAGCTAAGACCCTGAAATGGGTAAAGTTCAGAGACTATCCCTATATGGGAGTAGGCTTCAACGGAAGTCGAAATGGAGAGTAATATCATTAAGATATTAAAGATATAGTCCGATCTTTGTCGAAAGATAAAGAGCGTCAGGTAACGGTCTGACGCGTAACATAAATGTGGGGTAAGTCTATATGTGCTATGGGCTTAATAGCTAAGTACCAATTAAAGACCTTAATAGTAACTACTACCACAGTTATACGTGATATGTGGGTTAAGGAAATAAAACAGCACTTTGGTATAGAGCCTTGTGTTATTGGAGGTGGGAAGGTTATAAATCCCGAATCTCCAATAGCCGTAGGTAATATACAAACAGTAGAGAAGATTATCCAAAAGGAAAGCGGTACGTATGGAATGCTGATAATCGACGAGTGCCACCATTGTTCTGCCAATACATTTACCAAAGTTCTGAACGTATCTAGAGCATCTATAAAAATAGGTCTTAGTGGTACATTGACCAGACGAGACGGTAAACACGTACTGTTTAACGACTTCTTTGGTTCTAAGAGGTTTGTTGGTAAAGATGAAAACCGTATGAAACCTACTGTGTGGGTTTATAGGTCAGCAGTACAAATCCCATCCAACTCTATGATTCCATGGGCACGCCGCGCCAATGCAGTTATGGAAGACCCACGACATTTAAGTGATGTTATTTTCATAACTAAAATATTGGAGCAGCTAGGGCACAGAGTTTTGGTGGTTGCAGATAGGGTGGAGTTTTTAGAAAAAGCACACAAAGCGTTACCTTATAGCTTAATAATAGCTAAGAACATGGCCGCTACCGCCGAAGAGCGGGAGATAGTCATGAATGCTGTTAAACAAGGAAAGGCATTATCACTATGTGCAACACAGTCTATATTCTCTGAGGGTGTATCCCTTAATGAACTGTCTGCTCTAGTCGCAGGCTCTTTGATTAGTTCCGAAGAACTACTAGAACAGCTTATTGGTAGGGTTCAAAGACCTGCTGAGGGTAAGCTATCTCCTATAGTAGTGGATATAAGACTAGAGGGTGAAACAGCTAGAAGACAGTTCTATAACAGGAAAGCTCTGTATACAAGAGAGGGCTGGGAAGTTAAAGAAATGAGCAGGGCGGCAATGCTGGACTTGGTGAAACAACATGAGCAAACAATTAGCTAACGCTACACTTAACCTCATACTTGCAGAGGTTTCTAAAGACTTAGTAGACCATAGCATGGGAGACCATGGAAAGTATTGGCAAATACTCTCTACCGGTATAGAAAAATTTATACAAAAAATGGCCTCCTGCGAACATAACAATACCGTAACCAAGTTGAGCAACGGTGGCTTATCTGGATCAGGTAAGAAAATAATAAGCAAAATAACTCACTGCGAAGATTGTGGCAGAGTTTTAAACACAGAAGTATTTGGAAAGGTTAACAATCTAGATACCCTGTAGTGCAAATAAAATTAAAATATTTCTTGACATTTCGATATATTATGTATATAATGACTTTTCAAATTGAGGGATTAAACAAAATGACATACTTCGATTATGAATACTGTTACATATTAGGTGCAGGAATGCCTAAGAAAATACTGCGAGCTTTCGAGCTAACAAAAAACAGACGCGGCAACGATTTCCTAATAAATGAAGAGGGCTTACTTAAATCTAAAGCTTCTGCCTTACATAAGGCTCAATACTTAGGACTTGCTGCGTTACGTAACTATGATGACTACGCAGAGTCTCAAAGAAAAACACTCAGTAGAGGGCTTATCCCAAACTGGATTAAACTAGGGGAGTTAGAAACCAACCCCCTGATTACTATAACAGAAACAGAAATTATTTTAAATAAGGAATAAATACATATGCTATCATTTGACGATTTACAAGGCGAAGCTAAAAAAGGCTCTAAAGTTACTTACATGAAACTACAAGACGGCACTAACCGTTTCCGTATTGTTGGTGACATTCTACCAGGTTACTTTTACTGGGTGAAAGGGGCAACTGGCGACGACCGCTCATTTGAATGCTTGCAGTTCGATCGTAACACAGAGAAGTTTAATTCTAGCCTACCAGACCCTGTTAAAGAGCTTAACCTACAGGATGGTAAAGGTAATGACTTACGTTGCGGTTGGGGGTACCGTTGCCAAGTATTAAACGAAGCAACAGGCAACCTAGAGGTACTAACTCTTAAGAAAGGTATGCTACAAGATATCATCAAGTTTGCTAAAAAGCAAAAAATCAACCCAACTAGCTACGAGAAAGGTTGCTGGATTACAGTAGAGCGTAAGAAAACTGGCCCTAAAGTGTTCAACGTAGCTTACGATGTAGACCCATTCAGCTTTGTATCTGAGCCTCTTTCAGAGGAGTACATGGAAAAGGTTAAAGACCTTAAACCAATGGCTGAAATTTTCCCACGTGAAACAGCAGAAGACCAACGTGCTCGTCTTAAAGTTCACCTAGAAGGTGCTCCGGCGGAAAACTCAGAGTCTGAAGCAGAAGCAGCAGACATTCACATAAAGTTAGGACAAAAGAATGTACCTAGTGAATGGCAGCGCAACCGAGTAATGCTACTAGCAAAAGAGTTAAATGAATACAAAGATAAAACATTGGTAATTGGTGGAGACTTGCTTGATGTAGCTAAGCCTACTATGCCAGAAGTGTGTTTGATGTATGACTTCCTTAGAGCGCTAGAGCATGAAGAAATAATTTTAATACCTGGAAACCATGAAATGCTTACTAAGAAAAAGGATTGCTTTGAAGTTTGCGAGCAATCTCAGATAGCTGGAGCACTCCAAAGTCTACACTAGCAGTAACACACGTACGCGGTGAAATCCCACCACACGTTAAACCAGAAGTAGAACTTTCCAAGTTCTCCCACTATGAAAAAGTATTCTGCGGAGATTTACACTCTCGTAAAAACTCCCAGTTAAATCTTATATATCCAGGTAGCCCATACACTACTAGCTTTCATAGAAGTGTATCAAAGGGAGCAAATGGTATTATATTATTTGATTCTAATACCGGAGATCATGAGTGGGAAGAGCTAAACCTACCACAACTATTAAGACTTACTATTACCGACCCTGAAGAAGCAGTACCTGGCGAGTATCACCACACTCTTTATGAGATTGAGGGTAACTTAGCCGATCTATCTAAAGTTAAGAATAATGAACTGTTAGATAAGAAAGTAGCTAAAGATATTGTAACTCCTCCAACTCTAGAGCTAACAGGTGACATATCCGACGAGCTTCAAACATATCTTAAAGGAGTTAAGGATATTAAGGGAGAGGGTATGTCAAGACTTCTTACTATATTTAAAGAAGCGCTACACGGAGTAGACGACTTATGATTACAATAAAAAAGTTAAAGTTTAGCAATATGTTCTCCTATGGTGAGAATAATGAGATTATCCTAAACAACTCTAACGTGCTTCAACTTGTAGGTAAGAACGGTGCAGGTAAAAGTTCAATACCGACAATACTTGAAGAGCTTCTGTATAATAAAAACTCTAGAGGCACTAAAAAGGCAGATATAAAAAACCGATACACGGACTCTAACTATTACTCAGGTACAGTTGAGTTTGACGTAGACGGTGACGAATATATACTAGAGAAAGTAGTAAAGAGCAGCACAAAACTTACGCTAACTAAAAACGGGGAAGATATATCAGGACACACCCCTACTCAGACTTACAAAAAGTTAGAAACGGAAATTCTAAAACTAGATTTCAACACATTTAGTAAGTTAGTGTACCAGTCAATGAACAGCTCTTTGGACTTCTTGAAAGCTACCGACTCTAAGAGAAAAGAGTTCTTAATATCACTTCTATCCTTAGACAAATACGTTACTATTCACAATAGAATTAAAGAAGTTGTGAAAGAGGCTAAAGACGTATTAACAGGACATAAGGCCGTCGCTGCGGCCAAAGAATCCGAAATAAAGTCTAACAGAGCTATTGAGGTTACGTATGATGCAAAAGAAGTACCTGTAGTAGACGAAACTATCAGGGACGAGATTGCTAATCTTAAAGCTATAGAGTCTCAGCGTGAAAAAATTCAAGAAAGAACTATTCGATACGCTAGGGCTTTGAAAGCTAGGGAAGGAGCTAAGTTAGCATGGGAAGCTTTTGAATTACCAAAAGATGAACCAGAAGCTCCCGATACTGAGCACTTAAAAAATCTATACAAAGAAGCTCAAAATGTACAAGGACAAATTAACTCTTTAAGAAAGAGTATTATGGAGCTAGAGTCCGGAGTAGGAAAATGTTCCGCATGTGGACAAGAATTGCCTGACAGCGAAAGTAAACAAGAACATTTACTATGCCTTAAAAAGGAGCTGAACGAGCTCGTAGAGTACCAACAAGGTAAGCAAAGAGAGCATGAAGAAGGTAATCGCAAAGCTAGTGAATATTCCAAGCATCAATTACTTGTAGAGAAGCAAGCAGACCTTAAAACAGCCTTTGAAAACGCACAAGAAGCACTAGAAAATACTGAAAAGCCGGATGCTTTACCTGACTCTGTTGAGGACGAAATAACTAGACTTACTGCTGAATACAATAGACAAACTGTTGCTAAGCAACAAGCTGAAC